GACGAGGTTGTTCTTCAGGAGTTTAAGGCCGACGTTGGCGTAGACCTTGGGGGAAAGGAGGGAGTTAGACACCTTTGGGGTTCCTTACGGAAAGGAGCCGCCGACTAGCCGTAGGTTTTCTCGAAGGTCGCGAAGTCGTCCGTATCGGGCGCGACTTGGAAGCGGCCTCCGGTCCCCCGCGCTTGCGGGGGTGGTTCCGGGGCGTCGGTGGCGGTTTTGGGGGACGGTCGTGACGCCGTGGGCGCCGACAACCGGGCTGCGAGTTTTCCGATCTCAACGGCTTGGGCGTAGGGATTGAGTGCCGCGATGCGACGCGCCTCTGCCGGGTGTTTCGCCATGTGATACGCCAGGGCCGGCGCTTCATCGGCTGCGCGAGCGGCGTGCTGCATGACTTCCGTCATCACAGACGCGGCGCGCTCGTAGTTGTGACCGACCACGTCATAGAAGTCCGGGGTCTGACCGGCGAAGGTCTCGGCCCGCTCGTTGAACCGCCGACGTTCGGCCACTTCGGCCTCACGTTGGGCGCGCTCGCTGAACTGGCGCGTGACTTCCTGCCGGGCTTCCCAAGCGGCCTGCGCCCGAATAAAGCGCACGTCGTTTTCCCCATGCTCGTAAGCGTAGGGGCTTGGTTCCGGGTCTTCATCGACCTGGGGCTCGGGGTCGCGCTGGCGCTCTTGCGGCTGGGTGGCTTTCGCCCTCCAGAACTCCGCCTCGCGTTCGGCGTCCCGTTGCTTGCGGGTCAGTTCGTCGATGCGGTCTTGAACCGTTTTCTTGGCTTTGGGCTTTTCGCCCGCGCCTTCTGCGGTTTCGGCGGGGGCATCGTCCCCGAATTGCTCGTCACCCTGAGCGGGGGCTTGTTCCGTAACCTGATCGGCAACGGACGCATCTTCGGTCACGCCTTCCGGCGCGGTGTTGGCTTCTGACATTGGCGCTTTCGCGAAGTCCCGAGGCGCGTGATCCGGGGGCGGGACGAACCCCCCGGCGCGAAGCTTTAGCGTTGGCCTAGGCCCTCAGTTGGGCTAGTCTTCGCGGATGCAAGACAACACTATCCGCGCCGTTCACAAGGCGCTGATCGAAGCGGTTCCGTCTCAAGGCTCCGTGGACATCTTGGGGCTTGCCATCGTCGCCACGCAGACGCTGCGCAAATACCGGGAAGACATGACGTGCGGGCTAAACATCGACCAGCTAATCTGGTTGATTGACGATTACCGCGAGCGCACCGGCCTAGACGTTGATAGCGTCCCGACCCGGCAATCGTCTATTAGCCTGCCTCTTGAGACGTCGGCGGGTTGAGACGTTCGGCAAGGTCCACTTCGGCGGTCATCGCCTCAAGCGGCTTGCGTTCCAAATCCATGATGTCGCCCTGCAGCGCGACCTGTGACCGTTGGGCCTCGACCTCGGCCTTGACGGCGTCGGCCTGGGCCTTGCGTAGCTGCGCCATCTTAAGCGCCTCATCGAGCGGCGTGACGGCGGGGCCGGATTCCTGACCGACCGATTCGGCCTCGCGCATGGCCTTGATCGCTTCGGCCTGGGTCTTCTGAACCTGGGCTTCCTTCTCCGCGAGCGCCAGTTGCCCGGCCTGCATCTGCATGGCCTGCTGCTGCTGTTGATCGGCCTGTTGGGCTTGCATCGCCTGCTGACGCTGTTGCATCTCCTCGGGCGACAGGTCTTCGTCCTTCTCCTCGGCCATGCCGGGCGGGAGCGCCTTCTTGAGTCGTTCCGCGATCATGTCCGCGCCGGGCCAATCCATGTTGCGCGCGATCAGGTCGCCCGCCATCTGGGCGGCGCCCGGAACCGCCTGCATAAATTGCATCATGCTCTCGGCGGCCTCGACGCGCTTTGTGCTGTAGCTAGCGCCCGTCTCGACCACCACGTCATAGCGGCCACGGTTGATGTCGATACTCTCCGGGTTCATCGGGTCGTTGATGCGCTTGACCTTCACCGCCTCGTCCTCACCGATCACGCGGATCGTGCGCGCGGTGTCGTAGGCAATCGGGATCAGCGCGTTGATGACCCGCCCGGCCTCGGCAATCGCGGCCTGGAGGTTGTCGTGATAGATATAGCTCGCAACGTCGCCTTCACGCTGGCGGGCGATGATGGCCTTGCCGCTGGTCTCGTTGGACGTCATGCCGAGCGAGGCGTCGTGCAGCCCGGTCGTGTCCTTGATATCCTGGGTTAGTATCTGGCTCTCTTGCAGCACCGCGCTGTTGAGCGTCGGCGGCCCGACGAACTCCGGCGACACCTGACCCGACCAGATCAACAGGTCGTCGTTGTTCTTGTAGGCTTCCCGGAACGCCTCCTGATCGCCCTCGGTGTTCTCGTGCAAAATCCACTTGCCGTTGCCCGCAAGCGCCAGCATTTCCGCCGACTTCGAGCGCCAGTAGTTCCGCAGGCGGTAGCTGTCGCGGGCGAAGCGCACAAGCCCGAACCGCACCCGCTTGGCCCTGACGTTGATCTCCCAACCGCGCGCCCGAAAGATCGGCAGGCGGGGAATAGGTAGCTCGTGCGGGCCGGACAGGATCGCGTGGCCCGTCATCAGGTACATGCAGGCGTACTTCCGAACGCCCTTGCGGATCATCGGCTCGCCGTCATCGTCCAGCGCAACGGGCGCGGGCAACGGGCGCAACTTCTGGCCCTTCGACGTCCGCACGATCATGGCGGGCATCAGCGGGTCGGTCTGGTCAACCTCAACCGTCGAGCCGGTCGCAAGCCGCGCGTACGTCGTCGGCTCCGACTTCATGCGCCAGAACTCGACAACGCGGACCTCGTCGCGCTTGTACCAGCCGTTCGCGTCGGCCTTGGGGACCTCTAGCTCCGAAGGCAGCTCGTCCTTCCAGCGCTTCTCAAACGCCTTGCGGGGCATCGCCTCTTCAACGAAGCACCACTCCGCGTCACGCGCCGTCCGTTCGACCGCGAACGGGTCCCACACCACCGCGAAGGCGTCGGGGATGTTCTTGATCTCGATGTCGCGCTCGAATCCGGTGTCGTCGGCGTACTTCAGCCCGACACGGAAGTTGCCGATGCCGCACCCGACCTGGTTCTCACCCGCCGCGATGTAGACACCCTGCGCGTCGTTATCCCGCTCGATGGCGCGGATCAGCCCCTCGCGGACCTCGGCCAAGTCCTTGTCGGCGTCTTCAGCAGGGCGCACGCGGATGGACGGGCGGTTGATCCGCATGTCGCCCACCACCTGGGCAATCTTCTGCGGTAGGTCGTTGATCGTCAGCCGGGGCTTGCCGGCGCGAGCCTTGACCGCATCGTCATCCCACTGGTCGCCGGCCAAGAACTTGAGGTCTTCGTCAGCCTGGTCGCGGTTCTCGCGGTCGTAATCGACGCCGTTCTGAAATAGCTCGCGGACCTCCTGGCAGAACTCGGCCTCGTCCTTGTAGCCCGGTGGCACCTTGGCTTTGCGGGCGGGCTTTTCGGCGTCGTAAGCCATGATCACCTGCCCATCCATGTGTTGCCGCCCGCGTGAACGGGCCGCCGTGCCGCTTCCCGCTTCACGCGGGGCTCTTCATACGCAACCGCCAGATACCGGAGCGCGTCAGCGGCGTGTGACGTCCAGTCGTGCAGCGGACCCATCCCGAGGCGGCGCTTCTCGTCCCGCTTCTCGCGGTAGTCGCGGATCGCCCGAAGCCCCAGTTCGCACCGCTTCTCGTCAATCCATGTGCGCGGGATCAGCCGCCGAACCGCCTCGATGCCGTCCTCGACACTCAGCTTCGGCGCGATGCGCGTCCGAAAACCCAGGCCCTCCAGCATCTCGACCCGAGACTTGCCGGTCCCCAACTCCCGCGCCTGCGCGTCATGCGGCAGGATCAACGGCGCATAGGTGTAAGGCTTGTTCCGAAGTTCCCGAGCGTACCAATCGAGCGCGACCCCGTTGTTCTCAATGTAGTCAATCAACCGGACCTCACGCCCGACGAACTGCGCCAGCCAAATGACGGTCGAGTCGCCAATCCCCAGGTCCCAGGCCGCGTGGACCTCGATGCCCGGATCATGCGGCACGTTGCCGATCCGCTTCTCGGTCTCCGCGTCGGTCAGGACGCGGGCGTAATACGCGCCCTCGATGGCGGCCTCGAAACTGGTCTCTAGTTCCCGCGCGTACTCGTCCTCGCTCATCGTCGCGCGCATCTTGTCCAATTCCGCCTGGGGCAAGATGCCGGTCTCGCTCGCTCTCAGGCGCATCGAGAACCATTCCGGGTCCGCTTGTGCTTCGTCGTAGAGCTTCCAGAAAGCGTTGCGGCCCTTCGGCGTTCCAATGAACAAGGCCCGGCCTTCACGGTCCGCCAGAGCCGGGCGGATGACCTGGGACCACGCGCGCGGGTCCATGTCCGCATATTCGTCCAGCACCACGTCATCGAGGTAGATGCCGCGCAAGCGGTCGTAGTTATCCGCGCCGTAGAGCCTCACCCGCCCGCCGTTGGGCAGATCAACGCGAAGTTCGCTCTCGTTCGTCATCACGCCGGGAATCGAGGCGGTGTAGTGCTTCAGATAGTTCCAGACCACGTCCTTGGCCTGGGCGTAGTAGGGCGCGAGATAGGCCGCGCGAGGGTTCGGGTTCGGGCACGACAGAACCGCCCGGATCAGATCGTTGATCGCCGCAACCGTCTTGCCGGCCCGGCGGTGCGCCACGACAACCCCGAACCGCTCCGTGCGCTGATGCAGCGGCAGGAACGCGCGTCGAGGTGCGTAGGGGATGACTACCCTTCTGGCGGCAGCCACGAAAACGCTACCGGGGCTCCGTTCGGATCGCCGCCCACCTGAAGCTTGTCGCCGTACTTCTTGGCGTTCAGCTTCGACGCCGCCCAGCGCAGCGCGTCCATGCGGAGACGGCCAATCGCCGCGTCGGTCGCTTCCAGGGCCTCGTCAACCGCGCGGTCGGCGTAAGTGTCGCCCTGCATTTCCCGCGCGCGCGCATATTGCTTTGCGAAGGCGTCGTTCTCGTTCAGCCACTTGTAAACCGTGTTTTGGCCAGGCAGCGCGTCGCGGTCTCGGTTCGGCCCGCAAATGAACCGGAGGCTTTCGCCTTCAGCTATCCGAAGGCAGATGGCGTCGGCTATGTCTTGGTTGAACTCATACGGAGGGTTCACGGTTCCTCCTTGGCGGGTCAGTTAACCGTCGCCGCTTGGCGCTCGCGTGCTGCGGCTATCTCAGCAAGTGCGCGCATGTTGGCGGCGTAGACTTCCGATGCAATGCGGGCGTGTTCGATGCAGAACGCCTCGGCGTCGTCTAGCTCGGCTTCGGTGAGTGTGCTGATGGGCTTGCCGGCGTAGGTCATGTGCGCCTGAACCCTGCCACGCGATTGATCTTCGGCGGGTCGTTGCGGTCGTAAGCCTTGCACGCGGCCTTGCTGGTCGAGCGCAGTTCCCAAAGGCGCGACTTGGTTCCGGTGTCGCCGGCGTCCCGCATTTCATGGGTTGAGCCGAAGCCCAGGATGACAGGGAACTCGGGCCAGTAGTCCGAGCGGTTAGGCATCGGTGGGCCTCTGAGCGTTTGGGGTGTGTGGAGGTCGCCCGGCACGGACGCGCTGCTGGGCTTTAGAGTTTTGTTGCCTTATTCGCGGGCAAGTGTCAAGGGGCTATTCCGGCACTCCATCTGGCGGAACGGCGCCCGCAAGCATCATCCCGACCGCTTTTGAAACTTTTTTCAACGCCGCCACCCC